TTATGCCACGTCGATCCATTCGGCGCCCCGACTGTCCCGGTAGAGATCCGTCATCTTCGCGGAGCGGTGGCCGAGCAGCCGTTGCGCATCGCGCCCTTCTTCTTCATGAAGCCTGGCAGCCAGGGAACGCATCTCATGGAAGCTTGGCGGGCTGGCGCCGAAATCGAGTCCATGTTTTTTCGCCGCCCTGTCCCTCGCATCAGCGAACGCGGCGCTTATGGTGTCCAGCATAATCGGCTGCCCAGCCTTGGCACGACTGATCGTGCGGTGATGATGGATCATGTAGCGGGAAAGAACCCTCCCTCGGCATGATTTGATCACTGAGGCCAGATCGAGACCAAGGACAGCCAGACCAATCGACGTGCTTATACGAAGGCGCACTCCCGTCTTCGACTGAACAACCTGCAGGTATCCGTCCTGCTCGTCCTTGAACTGCATTGCTGCAAGATCCTCCCGCCTCTGGCCGGTAATAACCGCCAGTTCCATGGCTCGTTTCAACCAGGGCTGTTTCGCCTCGGCATAGATCAGACGCCATGTCTCCAGAGTCAGGCGCTCGCGCTTGATTTTCACCCGCGCCGCCTTCGTCACCTCCACCGGGTTTTTGTCAGTCCATCCGGCCGCCATCGACTCCATGAAAACATCCCGCAGAAGGGATCGCATGGCTCGGGCCATTTGTGCTTTCCCTTCCTTCGCCATCTCCGAGAAGTAGCCGGCCACATCAATGGTCCCGATATCCCGGATGTCCATCGTTCCGAACCTGGCGCGCAGCCGTTTCAGGCGCATCCGAGTATTACGGACACTGGCCGCCGCCAGGCCGCGCTCGGCGTAGATCTTTTCGTACTCGATGAGCCAGTCGTCAAATAGCCGCGGCGGACGTGATGGCTCAGAATTGAGCCTGTCGGCGATAGTCGGCTGAAGCGCTTCCGTGTGGTTTGCTTCGATCGCTTCCCTAATCGCGCGAGCCTTGTCCTTGCCCAGGCCGAACATCCGGCCGCTTACTGGATCTCGATAGGCGTAATAGGTTACGCCTGACCGAGAGTCCGTCTTCTTGTACAGGTTTGGGGGGAGGTCTTTTGACCCCTCTTTACGCGGCCTTGGTGCCATGGCGTGCGCTCTTAATGCGGGATATCAGACTGTCGCCAGGTGCGGAGCGTTTGGCGGGCTCTTGACTGCTGTACTCCGCATCCGGGCTCACGTAGTAGCTTCGACCATGCTTTACGGGAGTAGGGATAATACAGCCATCCCTTGCCCACCTGCGGAGGGTGTTGATACTCGGCGGCGTCCTGAAGTGCTCAGCCGCCCATTCTTCTAGGGTTACGAGTTTCATTGGACAATACCTCCCCGTCCTGCTGGCGCTGGTCGGGAAAATGGTTTTCGGGGACTGGTAGCCTATTCGGCTACCGGCGAACTAGAACGAGCAGCCCCATTGCAGGGCTGCGAATGCTGGCGCGAGTTCGATCAGTGCGTGTAGCGCGACCAGGCTGGCGCCGATGACGGCTACTGCCGCAAGTCTGGATAGGGCTTTCTTCATGTGAAGGGCTCCGGATCAGTCGCCCGCGGCCTTCGAGATCAGGTGCATGAGCATTTCGCGCAGTTGCTCGCGCTCTAGCACCTGTCCGGTTTTCGCATACTCGTCGGCCTGGCGCAGGATCGCGTCGATCTCAATCTCGAACATCGGCGAGAGCACGTCTGGCTCGCACTGCTCGAGCAGCAACTGGATTGCGCGGGTCGGGTGCGCCATCGTGATCCCGAGCCAGTTGTAAGCTGACGCGGTGCGGTAGTAGCGAAGGCCAGCCAGTTCATGCCGACGCGGCGGGCGGAAGGTTTTCGTGCGCATATTCAATCCGGGTAGTGGGTAGACCATTATCCGAATTGCTGTATATGCGTACAGTGGATGGCGATGGGTGGCTATGCCTGCTCGCTCAGCAGGGCGCGGAGTTCTTCGGCGGCCTCATGTCGATCCAAAGTGAAAACCTCATCGTAACGGTCTGCCGGCCTGGCAAGACGCCGCAACAGTGCATCGCTGACCACCACATGGCCTGCGGGGACTGCTCTGGTGTTCCAGGTCTCGGCAATAAGCGGTCTCGGGTCGTCTCCACATGCGTAGCGTGCAACACCGCTCGCGACGCATCCTTTTGATGCGCACACCGCAACTATTCCGCCGTCTTCCAGCTCGACAAAAGCGGCTTCTTCTCCGCAGAGCGGGCAGGGTTTCAGTTCTTCAGCCATTGCCGTTCTCCTTGTCTTCCTCGGTGATCGCCTTGCACTCGAATACGGTCTTGCCGACGTAGAACTTGCCGAGCTTCCGGCATTCTTCGGCTACGGTGTAATGGGCGTGTATCCAGCCACCGAACCAGCCGATGGCCATGAAGACCAGCATCCATAGACTGAACAATCGGTACTCCTCCGGCTCATGCAGCATGGTCGCCGTTCTCCTTGTCCTGGTTGAGCAGGGCGCGAAGCTCTGCAACCGTCTCGCGCACATGCGGAAACCAACCGGCGCGGCCTGATCCGTCATCTCCCATGTCAGCCGGGAACAGATCGCTGATGCGCCGCAACAGCCCCTCGCTGACCGTCTTGCCGTTGAGGCGCTTGACCACTTCGACAACCCTCATACCGAGGTTGGCCGCCCAGTTCGTAGTTCCGGTGACGTTGGTCTTCTCGTTCCACTGGTAACGCATGACGATATTCATGACGTTATCAACGCTGGGGAGCACAACCACCCTTGCGCGCAGTTCCGATAGTTCGCCGAGGCAGGCTTTCAAGTGCGCTTGCAACTGATAATTCGCTGCCTGCTCGTCGCAGAAGTTTTGTCGAGCAAGGTCTCGTTCGAGTTTGAGATCATCTCTCGCCATTCGCAGTGCTGCGACTTCGGTGCGTAGCGACACAATCAAGTCAGCCTGATCGTTGCGGTGCTGCTCAGCGCGTGCGACTTCCTCCCTGAGCGCCTGGGCCTCGGCGGCGAGGGCGTCGTAGTCGGAGGCCTTCACCCACGCTCCTTCGGGGTTATCAATGTGCTCACAGTCATCAACGTGAGCATGGTTCACGTGGTCGAACCGCTTCACCTCACTCATGACCTACCTCCTTGCTGGCTGCTCGGCGCTTCTTCATGATCTCTGCTACGCCGTCGGGGTACGTGATAGCCACGGCCCCGGCTGCGAGAGCTGCTGACTTCTTCGACAGGCAGATATCGAAGTGCTCCTTGATGGTCCCGGCATGCTGAATCCACTTCCGCTGAACACCGATCTTGTCTGCCATTGCGAGCAGTTCCTCGGTCGTGTCCGCGAGCATGTGGCACATCTTCATGCGGCCAAACGTTGCGTTCATGTCGTCGACGTAAACGGCCATCACAACCCCTCCTTGCCGGGCGCGGCGGCGAGCAGCTCGGCCAGCGATATCTCTGGAGCCTTGCACTGGCCTGCGTCAGCAACAGCCATCGCCAGCGCGCGGTCGTCGACGAATTCTGAATTGCGGAATCGAGCCACCGTCTTCTGCATCTCGTCCACCTGTTCCTGCGTCCAGATTCCGCACTCGACGAGCATCCACCCCTCCGGCACGCTGTGCTGAGCCTGGGCTACGACCTTTTCGTCGGCGACCTTCGCCAGGATGATCAGGGAGCGAGCGAGTTCGTCGGGCGTGAAGCTCTCGAAGTCGCGCAGGATGCGCTGGAGGTTCTTGTTGAAGTAGTGGGCGTCTAACCCGTAGCGATTGCGGGTTGCAGTCAGCTCCGCGACCCTGGCCTGGGCGGCGTCGCGCTCCTGCTCCAACTGCGCGATACCAGCAGACAGGTAGCCGTCGAGCGCCTTCTGCGTGTCTCGGTTGCGCCATGCCTCGGCGAAGTGGCGGGTCATCATGCCCATCATGCGGTGTTCGAGAGTGTCGGCGCGCTTGTTGGCGGCGTCGCGCTCCTCCCTGAGTACCTGGTTCTCGGCTTTTTCGAGTATCAGGTCAGCAATTGCGCGCAGCACCGGATCAACGCCGGGATACTTGGTGAACCCCAGCAGTGCGATGATCGCGCTGATGTCGGCGGCCGCGGCGTTGAAGGCTGATTTGTAGTCATTCATCTGTAGAAGCTCCGGGCGTTGGCGGGGTAGCTATCCGTCCACGCTGTAGGTCGCTCGCGTGGATGCTGTACTTACGCGCATTGCCCTCGTAGTGCTCCTGAAGCGAGCGAAGGGCTCGTACCAGAGTTTTGTCCTGGGCGGTGTGCAGCCAGGGGGATCGGGTTCCGTATCCCGCGCTGCTCACTTCGTAGCGAGGCTTGCCGGAACCGGCGTAGTCGTCACGCCGCTCCACGCGCAGCGTCGAGAGCCGGTTGGAGCCGCTGGACTGGATGCCGGTGGCGACCAACAGCTTTTCGCTGCTGCGGCTCGCATGAACCGTCCAGTTGTAGCCGGGCATGATCTTGACCAACTCGGCACGGAATTCGGATTGCTTCATGGTCACTCTCCCTACGCTACTGGCTGCGGCGCGGCGGCGAGAGATCGCAGGCCATCATGGATGGCTCGCAGGTCGTCGTCGGTCGGCTCTGTGCGCAGGTACAGAACTACGGAGCGCGGATAGGCGAAGTCTCGTCCGATCCCTGACACCTCCGGAACGCTGTGCTGAGCCTTGCCGGGCGCGGCGGCGAGCATGGTCTTGTAGATCTCCTTGCAGGTATCCCACGGCACGTCGATTTTTTGGTCGTACTCGATATCACCACCGCAGACATGGCAATCGCTATCGGTGCCAACATCAAGGCACTCGGCGCAAGCTGCACGGATGTAAAACGAGAACTCTCCGATGCACTCAGCTTTCATCGAACTGGTGACGCAACCTTTGTCCGATGGCACAAGTTTCCACCCCTCCGGCACGCTGTGCTGAGCCTTGGCGGGCGGGGCTGAGCCTGCGAGAACTTCACGCACCTTCTCGATGCCATGCATCACCGTGGTCGGCCATGAGCCATGGTCGGCAGCGTTGACCACTACCCGCAGGACGTGCTCCAGCTCCGCGACCCTGGCCAGGGCGGCATTAATTTCCAAGGCAGCGCCATTAGCGAATTGATTCGCTCGGTCGCGGTCGTTCGCCAGTCGCTCGTTCTCCGCTCGTAGCTCACCGACGATGCGCTCATGCTGGGCGACGGTCATCAGCGATTGATATTCGCCGCCGGATTTCCATTCATCGAGACATGCCTTGTCGCTGACGATTCCGCCGCTGGAGCCGTAACGCCACGCCACCACTTCCGGCCGCTCCGCCTCTGCCTGCTCGGCCTGCGCCTGTGGTGCGAACTCTTCAAGGCTGGTGCAACCCTCCGGCGAGTGATGACCTTCGGTCATGGGCATGCCGCAGAGGCATCCGATTACCGGAGCGTCCTCTGCCTGCGAACGGGACAGCAGAGGCACGCGACGCTCGCGCACGATGGCGGACACCTGCCCGACCAGATCGCAGAGGCTTGCCTGCTTGGCGGCGCCTTCCTCTCCGTTCAGCAGCACGTCCAACTCGCGCACCAGACGACGGTGATCGGCCAGGACTTCCTCGTAGTCGTCGGCGGTGGCCTGCTCGGCCTGCGCCTGGGAGGGTTGCGCCAGGGCGGCGCGGGCTTGCCATGCTTCCATGGCGACATCCCGCTTGCACTTCAGCACTTCGGCGGATTGCCACCAGGCCTCGAACGCCGCGCGCTCATCCCCGCCTGCCTGCTCTACCGATTCTCTGAGCGCCATACCTGTCTCGAAAACTTGTGCAAGATGTTCGTCGAGAGGAGGCAAGTCTGGCTCGCTTTCGTTGTGTACCGGGGAGCCGACGAGTTTGTCGAATGGACCGATGTGTGCCGGGCACGGATGGCGGAGGGAGCCGTCTCCGGAAGGGCAGGTGCATTCATTTGCTTTGGTCATGGGAGCTTTCTCCAGGCCTCGGTTTCGAGGTCAGAAACGGTTATCAGTCGGCGCCGGCGCTCGATGTTTTCGAGTTGAATGACCTCACCCAGGCTGTCGATGACGACCCAGTGAATGCCGGTGGGAATGTGCAGGTAGCGGGCTGGCGCGTTAGAGGGGTAGAGGGCGTTTATGCGGCGGACTGCGGGGCTTTCGTCGAATGGCATGATGGGCAGGCTCCATACGGTGGCGCTGCGTATGTGTGCAAACCAGTTGCGTCCTGGTCTGCGTCGTTTGCGATCTCGTTGAGCTGGCGTGCGAGCTGGCGCAGTTGAGAGGAGGAGAGCGGGGCGCCGAGGCGTGGGAGGCCGTTGACCTCGGCCAGGCGCTGGCCATCCTCGCCGTCCAGGAACAGCGCGGTCAGGTTGAGGGATTCCATGGGGGTTCCTCGCTATGAGGTAGCGTCGAGGGCTGCGGCTATGAACTGCGTCGCCGCTTCAGCATTGAGGGCGTTTCCGATGGCATGCAGAGCACCCATTCGACCGGAATAGCCATGGTCCATGCTGCGAACGATGGGCTGAGGCCAACGATCTCCGGGCTGGAGCGGAGAGTCTGCGATAGCGCGCAGATCCGCTTCGCCACGCCATCTCCGCGGTCCAGCCTGGCAAGGACTTCTGCGCGACTGCTGTCCTTGTGCTCCCTCGCCGAGATGCTTGGCAGCAAAGTAGACCCGCTTCCTGAGGATCGGCTCCCCGCATGAGGCAGCTGCAAAATGTATCGCCCCAGCGGCGTATCCAGCTTCTTCAAGGTCGCCCAGGACGAGATCAAACCAGCCATGGACAAGCGCTTCAGGAGACTGCTCGCCAAACAACTCTGCAGGGCGCCGCTCTCTGATGAGATGGCTCCATGACGGCCAGAGGTGTCGTGGATCAGCAAACCCAAGTCTCTTGCCTGCCTTGGAGTAAGGTTGGCAAGGACAGGAACCGGTCCAAACAGGTCGATCATCTGGCCAGCCGGAGCGCCGAAGGGCGAGCGACCAGACGCCGATTCCCGCGAAGAAGTGGCATTGTGTGTAGTGCTTGAGGTCATCTGGGTGAACATCCTCGATCGATCGTTCGTCGACGTCGCCAGGTGCTATGTGGCCGGCGGCGATCAGGTTTCGAAGCCACTGAGCGGCATATGGGTCGAATTCGTTGTAGTAGGCGCCCGGCATGGCGTTTCCTCAGGAGGCCGGCACCGGATGCAATTGCATTGCCCGATGCGCTGGCCTGTTGTGCGGCAGTAGATGGGAGCGTTCACGGCGTCACCCGCTTGAACTCGATGACCCAGACCCAGGGGTTGGCGTCCCAGTCGCCACCGGTGGAGTTCCACAGTTCGGCGAAGGCATCGAACGCAGTAGTCACGGGGATAAACTCATACATTGAGCGCGCGAGGCCTTCCTTACATATCTCGCCTATGGTGATTTGTTGGAGGCGCTCGACGCGAACAGCGGTGATCTCCAGCAGGATGCGGGAGGCCCAGCGTGGCATGTGCAGCGATGGGGTCCAGCGTGTGACGGAACAGTGAGCCCCGTCTTCGAGATCGGCGCGGAAGGTGAGACGGCATCCAATGTCGGCGAAGGTCTCGCGCACCCACAGCCGGTCGCCGGGCTTCCCGAAAGGGCAGACCCCGCACCGAGCAAGCTCATGCGCGCATTCCTCCTCCGTGGATCCGAACACGTTGAACCCGTAGCGCAGGTGGCGCTGGCCGAGCGCACTCCAGCGGAGGCCCTCGTGAGGCGTGGTTTTGTCCTCGGTTGGTATCTGCAAGCCCTTTACGGCGCGTCGCGTCACCGTCTTCCGGCCTTCCAGGATGGCTCGGACCATCTGGTCGTTGAACAGGATTGGCCGCTCCCGCGGCTTTTCTGCGGACATAAGGAATACCTCTCGCCTGCTGGCGCTGATCAGTTGGAAAGGGCTTGCTTGGCGATCTTGAGCACGTCCATACCGATACCGCCGGTAGAGACGTCGGTGAGTGCGGCGATCTTTTCGAGCGCCTGGCGTGCGTTTGCCAGTTGATCCTCCGGGGAGAGGTATGCCGGCATGTCGGCCAGGCGACGGCAGACGAACGGATCGTTGTCACTCGGTACGGAGCAGCAGGTGAACTGAATTGCGCGGCACTTGCAGACGAAGTCGGGCGCGGGGAGCGCCTCGGCGTCGACGACGTGCATGCCGAGGGTGATAGCGAGGTTGCGCTCGATGTTCGCGCCGCGAGAACGCTCCCACCCAGGGAGCAACGCGAGAATGTCGCAGTCCATGAGCCGCTTGATCCCGTCGCGCATGAACGTCTCCCACGGCGCGCCACGGTAGACCATGTTGACCGCCGGGTTCTCGACGATATAGCCGAGGGCTCTGATCCGCCGCTCCTCGGCGTTGAACGCGGGGTAGTTGAAGTCTGGGATGCCGGTCATGGGGCCGGACAAGTAGACGCGGCGCATCATGCTGCTGCTCTCCCTGGCTGGTGGCCGAACTGCTGCCACTCGACCTTGTGCTTGCGCTTCTTGGTCAGGACTGGCGTTCCGTCGTCATTCCAAAGCTGGACCCTGGCGCGGATCTGCATGTCGCGGCATTCCAGGGTCTTCCGTGCGAGGTCGATGAACTGCTGACAGAAGTCCGGCGTATCCAGGAGTTGGCTCAACTGGACGACCTTGGTTCCGGTCATGATGTTGTCGGCCTTCCGCTCGACTGCGGCGAGCCATTCGCTCATCGGAACATGCTCATCCCCGAGCGGTGTCTTGCGTACCGACTTCACTTCTTTATTGGCCATGGCGAGCGCTACGTCTCGCGTCATGCCGAACACGGCAAAAGTGCTCATGTGGTAATCCTCAGGACGAGTAGAGCCGCGCCAGGCGTGCTAGCGTCGGTGATCTGGTGGTGGGTTACTGTTCGTCGTCGGCGACGGAGAGTTCGGCGGCGAGTAGTTGTCGCGACACGTTTTCGCTGGGCGTGTATTCGTGTCGCGACACGACGAGGAGAGGCAGGAGATCGGCATCGGGCAGGGCTGAGGCGTTGAGTAGCAGCGTCGAGAACGCTTCTCGCCAGTCCTCGAAATCGCCGACCGCCTGCAGGCGCTCAAACGCTGCGTCGATTGCGGGCGGTGAGGGTAGCTTGCGCTCGGGGATGCCTGCCTCTCGCTGTCGCTGGCGTTTCTCCCGCTGGCGCTGGGCGTTGGTCTTGGCCATCAGCCCTCCAGAATTTCTATCGCCGACCTGATTGCATGCAGCGCGTCGTCTACCGTCTTTGGCTTAAACTGCACTGTGGCTTCGAGAACGGCGATCGCATCGCGGCACTTTGCCCGCTCAACCTCAAGGTCGTCGTCTGCCTCTTCTTTCCCTTCTTCCAGCTCCCTGGCGTATTCCTCAAGCTCGCTTAGCTCATCGACTATATGCAGGTCGCCCGTTGCGAGCCGTCTTGCCAGCTCGTCGGCCGCCCCTGAATCGAACTGCGAGTAGTGCAGCAGTTCGTCATCCTTCAGTGCATTGATTGGCAGGCTCATGCTGCGATCCTCGATTGTCGCCGCCTGGCTTGGGCTGCTGCCCTGCATGCGCGGCATTCGTTGTGGAAGTGGCATCTGGTGGAGATGAAGGAGAAGAACTCTTCATCTTGTGGCCACCACTGCAGGCAGCCGGGGCAAAGCTTCTCGACGCCGAGTTCAGTCGTTCGGGTAGTCAGCTCTCGCCATGGCTTCCTGAGCAGGGCCTGGCGTTTGCTGATCACCATTCGGCTCCGGTCAGAAGATGTAGGAGTGTTGGCGGCTGGCGCTTGAGCGGTAGGAGACCGTTCGAGGCTTCGCCTCTTGAACTGCTGGCGCGGCGGCGGACGGCGGCGTCCTGGGTGGCTGTTGCCGAACAGCCGCGGGGAGCACGAACACAAGCACGATGAAGCCCAGGGCTGCACCGATGCCGCCGGTTCGAATTGCTCTGCGCCTGGTCACTTAGCGGCCTGCTGGCGCTTCAAATGCTCTGCGTAGGCGCAAGCTTCGTTGTGGTTCCGGCGGAATCCGCGCACCGCGCCAGTAGCGGTCTCGACGATGTGGAAGAATCCGCGACCCTGAGGCACGACCTGGTAGGGTTCCTCCACCGCAGGAGCCATGAGCCGCTGAACGAACGCCAGGCGGGCGAGGGCGGTCTGGGCGGCGGGTTAGAACCGCTTCTTGGCATTTTCATTCACTTCGCGCTTCCTGCGATTTAGCTCAACAATCCGATCAATTTCATCGTCTTCGGTGATCTGGGCGAATGCCGCGAGGACTAGGCGCGAGTAGTCACGCCCGTCTCCTTTCAAGCTTGCTGGCCCAGCTTTTGGTCTTATCTTCATGCGATACCTTCAAAAGTTGTGCTCGATGCGGAAACACCAAAGCGCGCCCAATTGGACGGCGAGTAGAACTGAACGACTTTGGCAATTTTGATGATGTGCTCGGCGCCAAAGCGGAACGACTTGCCTTTGTACTGGCGCGGCTTTGTCAGCTTCTTGTCGAGGCAGGTGGCCCCAACCAATCGCCCATCGCTAAGGCGAACTCCATGTTTCAGGGCGCGACCACAGTGCTCGCAATTGCAGTCGCTTTCGTAGCCCACGATTGAAATCTGGTTCATCTCTGAATCCTCGGTTGACTTCCCAATGCCGCCTCATCGAAGCGGCATCAGTGAAGTGGTCAAATCGGCATCAGGTCGCGCGCCGGAACAGTTGCGCGGATCAGTTCGCCATCGCGGGCACCCTGGCCCCAGTATTCGATGCGGTAGCCGCGCGATGTCTTGCCCAGTACAGTGGCGCGTGCTCGACCGAGGTAGCAGGCTTTGTCACCTGCCTTGTATGCGTTCATGTCTTGCCCTCTTGACCGGATTCGTTGACTTCCTCGATGCGCCTGTACCCAAGCGCATCTGAGAAATCGGATGCCGCTTACGGCGGCAAGTCGGTCAGATCACGCACTTTCCTCGTCGTACGACACAGGCTTATCCCCACTTGGGGCACCCACAACGCCGGTCCGGAAAGCCCCAGCCTTACAGGAGCAAAACCTTGGGTAGCGCTCTGACTGGTTCCGTTATGTCGCCACGGTTTCCTTGGCTTGCTCGTTGACTTCCTCGATGCCCCTCTTGCGAAGGGCATCTGGGAAATCGGTGTTTCTCGCAAACCCTCACGCCGGTAGTCGGTGGTGAGCGCATTGCGCATTTCGTACCGTCCAACAGGTCTCACTTGCCTACCTCCGCAAACGATGCCCGATTGCAGAAGCGTTACTGGCGCCTGTTGGCTCATGCCTGGTTGTTAAAGAGCGGTCGGCTCGGCGGCCTCGGCATCGCTGCCGTGAATTAAATATGTACCATTGGTTCATATTAGGTCAAGAACCAAAAGTACATATTTTTCGATAGGCAAGAAAAAGCCCGCGCTAGGCGGGCTTGGGGGAGGGGATCAGAGGAGGGATTTTGGAGGCTTCAGGTCAATGACTCGCCCGATTACTCGAACGTTCTCGGTAACCTGCAGGGGCTTGTAGTCCTTGTTCAGAGGCATCAGGTACTCGCGCCCTGCGTCCCGCACGTATTGCTTGAAGGTAGTCTCGCGCTGTTTCCCCGGCTCATACAGGAGGGCGACATAGAACTTCCCACTTACCAAATCAAAACCCTCTGGCTGGACGAGAATCCTAGTCCCTTCGGGGAATGAGGGCAGCATCGAGTCGCCATGGACTTCAAGCCAGTAGCCGTTCTCGCCGGCCTTCGCTTCGGACTCAATCCACTCCTCAGCATCGCCGGGTTGGAAGTTGTCATGGCTTTCCGCCCATGCGCCAGCAGCTACCCAACTGATCAATGGATACCCCTTCTTCTTCCTTGAGGGCTGAGCGGTGGGTTGCACGTTGCCATAATCGCCAGCCCGCTCCGCAACCAGGTTGCGCACCGCGTCTTCTGTCCGATTGGACGTCATGTACCGGCTGTTCTTTTCGCCCTGTCCATGCTCAAGCCAGTCAACGCGCACGCCGAACGCATCGGCGATCGACAGCATGGCATCGCGCTCGGGCATGCTCTCCAAGTTCATCCACTTGCTGACAGCTTTCGGTGTGCGCTTTGTGATTTTTGCCAGTCGAGCGCCGAGGCCCCACTCCTGAAAGCCTGCATCAGATGCGGCCTCCTTCAGGCGGGCGATGAACGCTGCGCGGATTGTCTGCATGTCTTGAACCATTCGTTCACTTTCTCACGTCCTTGCATGTACTTTCAGTTCCTGCCTAATATGTACCTAATGTTCATATTGGCCGGATGCCGCATGCGCGAACTCAAGCAAGCCGTCGAGAAAGCCGGCGGCGTAAGTCAGGTGGCTGCGAGCTGCGAGGTAAGTCCTCGAGCCGTTTACAAGTGGCTGGCAAGCGGCCGTCTTCCGCGGACTGACTACACCGGCGAAACGGACTACGCGGAGCGGATCTGCGGGTTAGCAAGAGGGAAGGGTTTCGATCTATCTCCCGCCGATCTCAGGGCTTCGACGCGGACTGGCGTCCAGGCCGCTTAACAGAGATTCGAATGCTACTGGCTTGTGCTGGCGCTGGTCAGTTCCCGATGACCCCTGTTCAGGCATCCAGTAGAGCAGACAGCAAAAAGCCCGGGGGCAACCGGGCTTTCTGAGGAGGCACCAGTAGGCGGTGCCGAACATCCAACGGAGACGAATATGTCACAAGTTGCAGTCATCCAACAAGGCCCGGTCCTGGCGATGAGCAGCCGCGAGATTGCGGCGCTGGTCGAGTCCCGACACGACAACGTGAAGAGGACCATCGAGCGCCTCGGCGAGAAGGGGGTCATCAGGTTTACTCCATCGGAGGAAACCTCCCACGCTGGCGCTGGGGCGCGGCCCGTGAGCGTTTACCTCGTCGACAAGCGCGACAGCTTCGTTGTTGTTGCCCAGCTCAGCCCGGAATTCACTGCGCGCCTGGTGGACCGCTGGCAGGAGTTGGAGTCTCAGCTAGCGCATGGTGTGCCCGCCGTCCCTACGAATCTGGCGGATGCACTGAGGCTGGCTGCTGATCAGGTCGAGAAGAATCAGGCGCTGCAGTTGGTCATCAGCGAGCAGGCGCCTAAGGTCCAGGCCCTGGAGCGGCTCAGCGGTGCGGCCGGCACGATGTGCATAACCGACGCAGCGAAGCACCTCAAGATCAACCCCGCCCGGCTCTTCGACTGGCTCCAGCAGAACCGATGGATCTACCGCCGGAGCGGCTCTGCTCGCTGGATCGGCTATCAGCCACGAATCCAGGACGGCTGGATCATGCACAAGGTGACGGTTCTCGGTCGTGACGATCAGGGCGACGAGCGTGCGGCGAGCCAGGTACGCATCACTGCCAAGGGGCTGTCGGTGCTGGCGCGGAAGATCGAGGAGGGCAAGCTGTGATCCTCGGTAGCGTGTCGCGACACGAAATCACGAATCAAGAAAATGTGTCGCCGGAGGTGAGTCAGTGAGCACGATCATCATGTCGGCCTGCTGGCCACTCCAGGGCCTGACGCCGGCGCAGAAGGCTGTGCTGATCAGCCTGGCGGATAACGCGAACGACGAGGGCGTGTGCTGGCCTTCGGTGGCGAAGATCGCCGAGCGCACCTGCCTGTCCGAACGTGCCGTGCAGCAGGCCATCAAGGTGCTGAACGAGTGCAAGGCGCTGAGCATTGAAGCGCGCCAGGGGCGCTCGACGATGTTCACCGTAACCCCCGCAGCATTTGCACCCCCGCAGAAGGTTCACCCCCGCAGGAAATGCACCCCCGCAGCATCTGCACCCACCCCCGCAGATGCTGCACCCCCACCCCCGCAGGAGATGCACCCCACCCCCGCAGATGCTGCACCCAGAACCGTAATAGAACCTACAAGGGAACCATCAGGGGAACCGTCACCTTTGCCGACCCGTTCCGGGCCGGCGGCTGGCGAAGCGCTGCAGGAGGCTTGCCGGAGTGTGTGGGCAGCGTACCGGGCTGCCTACGAGGCGCGCTGGAGTGTTCAGCCAGTGCGGAACGCAAAGGTCAATTCCCAGGTGAAGCAACTGGTGGCCGCCCTCGGCGCCGAGGCGCCTGCGGTGGCGGCGTTCTTCGTCGGGCTGGATGACAAGTTCCTGGTCGACAGTTGCCATGAGTTCGGGTTGCTACTGGCCAAGGCTGGCGCTTACCGGACGAAGTGGGCGACAGCCGGTTCCGCGCCGTCGACCGATTGGACTGACCAGGTGCAGCTATGACCCGCAGGCAGTTCGAACCGCAATCGGTCGGTGCTGTGCTGGCGCATGTGAATCAGGGCGCGGGGCTGCGCCCCTTGTCCCAGCCGGCGGTGAAGGTCGATCCCCAGACGAGAGGCGAGGTCGACCGGTTGTTCTTGCGGATCAAGGCGATCTGCCCTGGATGGCGAAGCTCCTGGCCCAGCGATGAGGTCGAGAACGCCGCGAAGGCGGAGTGGCTGGCAGAGATCGTCCGGCAACAGGTTGCGCGCCGCGAGCAACTGCAGGCCGGGGTAAGAGCGTTGAGCGCGCAGGCCAGGCCGCTTGTTCCGTCTGCCGGCCAGTTCTGCGCCTGGTGCTGGGCTCCTGAGGTCTTCGGCCTGCCATCCCTCGATGACGCATATCGCGAGGCGCTGGCCAATACCCACCCAGCCATGGTCGGAGCCGCGAAATGGAGTTGCCCTGCGGTGTATTGGGCAGCCGCTGGCGCTGGATTCAGCCGGCTGCAGGCTCTGGCAAGAAAGGATGGGCTGGCGGCGCTGGAGATCTCGTACCGACAGATCATCAAGAAGCTGGCGCGCGGCGAGGCGCTCGGGAAGGCTCCGGAGGGAGAGGTCACCCACCAGAAAGCGCGAACCCAATCCGTTGGAATTGCTGCCCTTGCGCAGCTTCGAAAACAACTCAAAGGAGGAGATCGCTCATGAAGTGGAGTGTACTCAACGACTATCTGATGGTTAGCGACACCCAGCCGCCCTACAAGGTCTGCAAGCTCCTGGTCGCCGGCGAGGCTCACTACCGGGCCAGCGTACAGGGTGAGTTCATTTGCACCCCGGTTGCGACTGCGAAGGAGGCGTGCGGTGTTTGCGAGCGCCATCACCAGATCACCTATCCGCGGGAGGTGGCATGACGTTGTCCGCACGGAAGCCCCGGCCGAAGAAGTGCGCAGTGTCGACGTGCCGCGCGCCCTTCGTCCCGGTGAAGTCGTTTCAGACGTGGTGCAGCCCAGAGTGCGGAATTGTCATCGCTCGGCAGAAGCAGGAGAAGGAGCGCAAATCGATCCAGCAGCGCGAGCGCCGCGAGGTCAAGGTTCGGAAAGAGAAGTTGAAGAGCCGTGCAGACCACTTGAGAGAGGCTCAGGCCGCATTCAACGAGTTCATCCGCTGGCGCGACTGGGACCGCCCCTGCATTAGTTGTGGGCGCTTTCATGACGGGCAGTATCACGCCGGGCATTACCGCTCCGTCGGCTCCCATCCCGAGTTGAGGTTCGACGAGGACAACGTCCACAAGCAATGCGCCCCATGCAACAACCACAAGTCGGGAGACGTCGTGAACTACCGGATCAACCTGGTGGCGAAGATCGGCGCTGCGGCTGTAGCGCGCCTGGAGGGTCCGCACGATGCAAGGAAGTGGACTGTGGAAGAGATCAAGGCAATCAAGGCCCTGTATCGAACCAAGGCCAGGGACGCGAAGAGGGCTGCCGCATGAAGAAGCATGGTCCGGATCTTACGAACAAGCCGCGTCACCTGGTTCCGTGCCCCGCATGCAATGGCCACGGTCAGCACCGGGGAGTGTTCTACGACATTGATTGCGACGCGTGCGGCGCCGCTGGCTTCGTCGACGGGGCGACGGGGCTGGCGCTGGAGCAGCGGGATGCGGTTGTGCAACTGCGGATGTGGGTTAAGCGGTTGCTTGAAGAACAGCGACGCCAGGCGAGCAGGCTGGCGCGAGAAGAGAACAACCAGAGGGGCGCCGGCGGCTCCCACTTCAGAGGCGACTGAAATGAACATCAAGGCGTTGGAATTTCTGATGGAGCAATACGGGCTTTGGGTTTGGTCCGACAATGGGACGCCTCGCGGCTCTTCGCCCATGCTGGCGCTGATGAAACGGAACCCGGCGAACGAAAAACGGTTTGCTGCTGTGATCCCCTGCATCAGTGATGATCGGGCGTTGCAAGTAGACCGGTTTCTCGCACGCCTCTACGACGAAGACCCGGATGCCATCCGCAGCCTGATCCTCTACTTCATCCATGGCATGTCGTACCGAGATATCCAGGACCGGATGGGGATCAGCTACGCGGACGCACGCATGCTGGTTCGAGCAGGCCTGTCGGCTCTGCTGGCGTGCTTCGTGATGGAGGATAAAAAGGCTGCCTGAAAAAATGTACAGGCTGGACGTATTGACAGTGATAATCGCGCCCTGTACCTTTCGTCATACATTGCGGTTTTGCCGCTTAGGCGAACTGCCGCAGAGCGGATCGCCATAGAAAAGAGCCCAGCCTTCGAGCTGGGCTTTTCCGTTTCTGCAGGTGGCGCATTGCGCTGCGGGGCGCGCGGCCCCCTTGAAAGGCCGTACCTGCACCCATTCCCGGCCCAGCCCTCGCGCTGGGCTTTTTCATTTCCGCCCCGGCGAGGGGAGCTGAGACGATGAAGATGCCTGACAAACCCGACACTTGGGCGGCTCTGTTCGCCTGGCTGAGCCAGCATGCGCCGATCATCTACGCCTCCCTGCTGTCGTGGGCCATGGCTATGGCCAGGATCATCTACGGCGGCGGCACTCGCCGGCAGGCCCTCTTGGAGGGCGCGCTGTGTGGTGGGCTGGCGCTGACGATCATCAGCGGCTTCGAGTTCTTTGGCGTGCCGCAGAGCATGGCCACCTTCATTGGTGGCTGGATCGGCTTCCTGGGCGTCGAGAAGATCCGCGACCTGGCCGACCGTTACGCTGGGATCAAGCTGCCGCGTCGAGGGTCTGGCGAATGAAGATCACTGCCGATCAGCTCGACCGCGCTACCGGCTGCGGTGCTGCTACTGCCTCGACTTGGGTCGAACACATCAACGGCGCCATGGCTCGGTTCGAGATCAACACGCCCGAGCGCGTGGCGATGTTCCTGGCTCAGGTCGGGCACGAAAGCCAGAGCCTCAAGCGCCTGGTCGAGAACCTGAACTACTCCGCCGAGGGGCTGCTCAAGACCTGGCCGAAGCGGTTCACGCCGGTAGAGGCGAAGCAGTACGCACGCCAGCCAGAGCGCATCGCGAACCGCGTCTATGCCAACAGGATGGGCAATGGGTCGCCAGATACGGGCGATGGGTATCGATACCGTGGTCGCGGCCTGATCATGATCACCGGCCACGACAACTACGCCGAAGCCGCCCGCGCCCTGGCGCTGCCACTGGTGGCGCAACCGGAGTTGCTTGAGCAACGGACCTGGGCTGCCATCGCGTCGGCATGGTGGTGGAAGTCGAGGGGTTTAAACGAACTGGCCGATCAGGGTCGCTTCGAGCGGATCACCCTCAAGATCAACAGTGGCTACAACGGCGCAGACGACCGTGCGGCTCGCCTCGAATGGGCGCGTGCTGCGCTCAAGGGGGAATGATGCTCGGGTTCACGACGAAAGACGAAGCTCGACAGCTCGGCGTCTCGCACCATGGCAGCTATTACGGCATTCCGATGTGGCTGGGGGATGTCGATAGCGATTGCCCGCTGGCGTTCGCCAAGTGGGCGCCGCTTGAGATGGTCGTCTCCCTGCTCTCGGTCATCGAAGGCATCGTCAACTCGATGCTCAATCAAGAGCCGACGTTCATGTTCAAGGTTGGTCGGAGGATCGACCAGTGACCTGGCGGCCATGGTTGGTGGTCACCCTGGTCGCCGCGCTGGTGCTCTGGCGTCTGGACCATGTGACCGCTCAGCGTGACGACCTCCAGGCCGCTGTCGAGCAATCCGCCGAGACGATCACCGCGATGGCCCAGCAGGCCCAGCGCGACATCCAGGCGCAGGTCCAGACCGATGCCCTGGCTCGAACCTACCAAGCAGCACTGCAGGCCTCCCATGAAGAAAACCAATTGCGCCGCGATGCTATCGGCACTGGTGCTCGCGTCGTGTACGTCAAAGCCCGCTGCCCCGCAGATGGAGTGCACCAGGCTCCCGGAGCCTCCGGCAGCGCTGATGCAGGAAGAGCCGTCCTTGCTGCCGCTGATGGACAAGTTGTTTCTGATCTCCGAGCCGGAGTCGAGCGACGCGAACTGATGATTGAGGCGCTGCGTAAGCACATCGCATGCCTTCCGAGGTATTGCAGAAGATGATCAGCATCAAGCCGGAAGGGTTCCAGCAGCAGCTCGCCGACCTGACTGAGCTTGAGCAGCGGCAGATTCCTTACGCGACAGCCACGGCCCTTACGCGGACCGCGCAAGGGCTGATGGATCGCTTGCGCGATGAGATGCGTGTCGTATTCGACCGCCCGACCCCGTACACCCTGAACAGCCTCCGCATGGTGCCGTCCAGGAAAGACCGGCTGGAAGCGCGTGTTTGGTTCAAGGACGAAGCGGACGGTGCGCAGCCTGCATCGGTGTGGATTGCCCCCGAGGTCTACGGTGGCCCGCGTCGGAATAAGCCGGCCGAGCTTCAGCTTAGGGCCAAGGGGATACTGCCCGAAGGCAAGTACGTGGTGCCCGGCGCCGGCGCGGACCTGGATCGCTACGGGAACATCAGGCGCGGCCAGGTCACCAGGGCATTGAGCGGCATCCGCGGCTTCAGCCAGGCCGGGTACAACGCGAACGCTACCGATAGCAGACGGAGCCGAGCGAAGGGTAATGCTCGCCGCTACTTCGTCATGACCCGTAAGGGCCAGCCCATAGGCATTGCTGAGCGCACAGGCCGAGGCCGGGATGCTGTCTCGGTCATCATGGCCTTCGTGTCTCGCCCTTCGTACCGCCGCCGGCTGAGCTTCTTCGAGATCGCGCAGCAGTACGCCGACGAGAACCTGCCACGCGAGTTCGAGGTGGCGATGCGCGGCGTTGCTGCTCGGTTCGCTGCGAGGCGCTGACTGATGCACCAAAGTGGTGCGTCGCGGGTCCTCCCCGGGGTGCCCCCGTCAGAGGGTAATTCGAGCCCCGCGCGCCAAATATGTATGACCTTTTTTCGGAGGTTGGTTGTTGTTTTGTCATGAGCACAGAAGACCTCCAAAAAAAGCGCGGATGGCTGAACAAGTCCGAGATGGCCGCGAGCCTCGGGATTTCTCCGCAAGCCTTTGATAAATGGGGCGTTGAGCCTGCCGCCAAGATCGGCCGCGAGGTGTTCTATACCGCCCAGGCGGTGCTACAGAATCGCCTCGATCATGTGACCCAGAAACAACAACCTGAGGGCCTAGATGCGGAAGGTCTCGACCCGCTCGCTGAAAAGAAATTGCTACAGGAGCGCCTGCGACTGACGACTGCTCAGGCTGACGCCCAGGAGCAGAAGAACCAGGTCCAAGCGAAGACCCTTGTTCCAACTCCGTTCGCCACCTTCGCTCTTGCCAGGATCGCGTCCAAGATCGGCTCGAAACTGGAGACGGTCTGCAAGACGGTCCGCAGCCAAATACCCGATACACCGCCGTTGGTGCTGGAGGCCTTTGAGCGCGAGATAGCGCTGGCCCGAAATCTGGCCGTGGAGTTTGCTGAAGACCTACCGGAAATCCTTGATGAGTACTCTGCCACCCTGGATGAATGACCTACGGAAAGCGGTCGATCTAGGTTTGCAGGGGCTGTACAAGTCGCCGCCGATGACGGCGGTGGAGTGGGCGGAAGATCCCGACGACGGTTTCTACATGTCGGCGGAATCCTCGTACAACGAGGGCAAGTGGAAGACGGCGCCATTTCAGGTCGCCATCCTGAACGCCATGGGTAACGACCTGATTCGGGTCGTAAACTTCGTGAAGTCGGCACGCATCGGCTACACGAAAATGCTGATGGCCAACATCGGCTACAAGATTCAGCACAAGCGCCGTAATGTGCTGATGTGGAGCCCGACTGACCCAGACGCCGAGGGGATCAGCAAGAGCCACGTTAATGGCCTGATTCGCGATGTTCCGGTGCTGCTGGCGCTGGCCCCATGGTATGGCCGCAAGCATAGCGACAACACGCTCGACACCAAGGTGTTTGCAAACCGGCGGACCCTTTGGACGCTCGGCGGCAAGGCTGCTCGCAACTACCGTGAGAGATCTGCCGACGAGGTGATCTATGACGAGCTGTCGAAGTTCGACGCCGATATTGAAGGTGAAGGTTCCCCAACGTTCCTTGGCGACCAACGTCTGCGCGGTGCTGTTTACCCGAAGTCCATCCGTGGATCGACGCCTGGTACCGAGGGCCAATGCCAGATCACGAAGGCGGCCGATGAGTCTCCGCGTCGCCTGCGGTACTACATCCCGTGCCCGCATTGTGGGCATGAGCAGACGCTGAAGTGGGGCGGTAAAGATTGCGCCTTTGGGGTGAAGTACATCGCGAACGATCTAGGCGAGGCCTCTTCAGTTTGGTACGCCTGCGAGAACGAGCGGTGCAGCGGGACGTTTGAGCACCACGAAATGGTGGTTGCCTCCGAGCGAGGCCGCTGGAAGTGCGAAGTGTCGGGGGGCTGGACGCGGGACGCTATGGAGTGGTTCGGCCCGGATGACCAGCCGATAAGGACGCCGCGTTCCGTCGCATTCTACTGCTGGGCCGTGTACAGCACGTGGACCAGCTGGCTTGACCTGATCGACGAATGGCTGAAGGTCAAGGGTGATCGCGAGAAGCTGAAGACCTTCACCAACACCATCCTCGGCGAGGTATGGGTTGAGGACGAGGGGGAGCGGGTGGAGTGGCAGACACTCTATGCCCGCCGCGAGAACTACCCGAAGGTGCCGCCGCAAGCGCTTGTCCTGATGGGCGGAATCGACACCCAGGACGACCGCTACGAGGGCCGCGTTTGGGCTTTCGGCCTGGGCGAGGAGGCATGGCTTGTTCACCGTTTCATTCTGACCGGCGATCCGGCCAGCGAGGAACTGCGGCGCAAGGTGGGCTTGGAAATTCATCGGCAGTTCACTCGGGCTGATGGCGTTCCAATGCGTGTCGAGCGTTGGTGCTGGGATGCTGGCGGCCACTATTCCGATGAGGTAGAGGCCGAGAGCATCAAGCATGGCGTGCACTGGGTGGTTCCGACTTTCGGGGCCAGCACATACGGCAAGCCAATCGCCAACTTCCCGAAGCGCCGCAAGCGCAAGGTCTACAAGACCGAACTGGGCACCGATAACGCGAAGGAGCTGATCTACAGCCGCCTGCGCATTGATGTGCCCATCCCGTGGCAACCGACGCCGGGCTGTGTGCACTTCCCGATCGACAGCGACATCTGCGACGAAGACGAACTGAAGCAGATCACCGCCGAGAAGAAGAAGCCGGTGATGGCGAAGGGTGTTCGCGTCCTGCGCTGGGATTCCGGCGGGCGGCGAAACGAGGCGTTGGATTGCTTCGTTTACGCCCTTGCCGCGCTGCGCATCAGCCAGCAACGCTTCGGCCTCGACCTCGACCAGCTGGAGCGCGTGCGCGTTGATCCCGTGCCGGAGCCGGTCGCCCAACAGCAACCTTCGAACGATAACCATGCCAGCACCTCCCAGGGCTGGCTCAACACTGGAAGCGGACCATGGCTCTGACAGCGCAGCAGATGCTCGACAAATACCTGGAGGCCGAGGCCGCCGTGCTGGAAGGGCGGACAGTGATCTTCAACGGACGCACCCACACCATGGAGGATATCGAGAAGATCCGCGCCGGACGCCAGGAGTGGGAGCGCCGCGCAGCCGCAGAGCGGGACCGCGCCGCCGGTCGCCGTCCTGGCCCGGCACTGGCGGAGTTCTGCTGATGAACCTGATCGATCGACTACTGGAACCCTTGGCCCCCGAGCTGGTGGCTCGGCGCTTGGCCGCTCGCGAGGCAATCCAGGCGTATGAGGCTGCCAGGCCAGGGCGAACCCACAAGGCCAAGCGTCAGCCGCTGGGCGCCGACACCTCGCTACAGAAGTCTGCGGTCTCTATGCGAGAGCAGTGCCGGAAACTGGACGAAGATCACGATCTGGTTACCGGCCTGCTCGATCGCCTCGAGGAGAGGGTGGTGGGCGGCAGTGGTATCGGCGTGGAACCGCTGCCGCTGCGCCTGGATGGCTCGGTGCATGCTGAGTTGGCCATGGAGATCCGCAGCGCGTGGGCCGAGTGGTCACTCTCGCCGGAGACCTCTGGTGAGCTGACGAGGCCCCAGGTAGAGCGTCTGATGTGCCGAACCTGGCTGCGCGATGGCGAGGGATTGGCGCAGAAGCTGATGGGACGAGTCCCGAACTACACGTTTGCCACGTCGGTGCCTTTTGCCCTGGAGCTGCTGGAGCCCGACTACTTGCCCTTCAGCTACAACAACCTGTCGAAAGGCATTGTCCAGGGTATCGAGCGTGACACCTGGCGCCGGAAAAGGGCCTATCACCTGCTCAAGGATCACCCCGGCAACCTGCAGACGCTGGGCGGCAGCCTGGCGGTGAAGCGCGTCGAAGCGGAACGGATCATCCACATCGCCTACCGCAAGCGGATCGGCCAGAACCGAGGCGTGCCGATGTTGCACGCAGTGCTGATCCGCCTTGCCGACTTGAAGGACTACGAGGAGAGCGAGCGGGTGGCGGCGCGCATCAGTGCTGCCCTGGCGATGTATATCAAGAAGGGCAACCCCGACAGCTACACGGTGGAGCCCGGGAAGGACCGGAAGAACCGAACGATCCCCATCGCCCCCGGCATGGTCTTCGACGACCTCGAGCCAGGTGAAGACGTCGGGATGATCGAGAGCAACCGGCCGAACCCCTTCCTTGAAGGTTTCCGCAACGGCCAGCTGCGGATGATCGGCGCTGGCACTCGCAGCACCTACTCCTCGGTGTCCAGGGCCTACGACGGCACCTACTCGGCACAGCGCCAGGAACTGGTCGAGGGCTGGCTGGGCTACGACCTGTTGCAGCACGAGTTCATCGACTACTGGTGCCGGCCTGTCTATCGGTCCTGGCTGCAGATGTACCTGTTGGCTCGGAAGGAGCGCCTGCCCGCCGACGTTGATCACCGCACTCTCTACGCGGCGGTCTACCAGGGGCCGGTCATGCCATGGATTAACCCGATGCATGAGGCCAACGCATGGGAGTTGCTGGTCAAGGCCGGCTTCGCCGATGAGGCGGAAGTTGCCCGCGCTCGTGGTCGAGATCCGCGCGAGCTGAAGAAGTCGCGTGAGACGGAGATCAAGGCGAACCGGGCAGCCGGCCTGGTCTTCAGTTCGGATGCCTACCACCAACTGGTCAAGTCCGGGATGGACCCGGTTGAGGCGGTGCAGAAAGTGTATCTGGGCGTCGGGAAGATGCTTACCGCCGACGAGGCTCGCGAGCTCGTCAACAGATACGGCGCCGGCCTACCCGTGCCTGGGCCGGATTTCCCCAACGAGAGCAACAATGGAGGCGCCGATGGGCAGCCATCAAACCCTGATCCATAAAAGCCTGATGCTGCCGATGGCGGCGGCGTTGACTGAGGCCAACGCCCCGCATGAGTCCTGGTACAGCATCAAGGCTGCCGGTCGCGGCGTCGCCGAGGTGCTGTTGTACGACGAGATCGGCGTCTGGGGCATCACCGCGCTGCAGTTCGCTCGAGACCTCAAGGCAATGGGCGACCTGAACAAGATCAACCTGCACATCCACTCCCCGGGCGGCGACGTCTTCGAGGGGACGGCGATCTATAACCTGCTGCGCAACCACCCGGCCAGCGTCGACGTGTACATCGATGGCTTGGCGGCCTCGATGGCCTCGGTCATCGCCATGGCCGGAGACACCATCTACATGCCCGAGAACGCCATGATGATGGTGCATAAGCCCTGGGGCATCCAGGGCGGAGATGCGGACGACATGCGCCGCTATGCCGAACTGCTCGACAAGGTCGAGGACACCCTGGTCATGGCCTACGCCAACAAGACCGGGAAGTCCGCCGACGACATCAAGGCGCTCCTCAAGGAGGAGACCTGGATGAATGGCCGAGAGGCCGTCGCTGCCGGTTTCGCCGACCAGCTCACTGAGCCGCTGCAAGCGGCCGCTCACCTTTCCTCCAAACGCATGCAGGAGTTCGCCCACATGCCCGAAGCTCTGAAAACTCTACTGGCCCCGCGCGCCCAGACCCCCGCCGCGCCGACCAACACTCCCGCGCCGACTCCGGCACCGGCCGTGCCGGCGGCTCCCGTGGCCGCCGCCCCAACCGAGGCCGATATTCGCGCCCGCATCCTCGCCGAGGAATCTGGTCGCCGCAGCGCAATCACTGCTGCCTTCGGCGCGTTTGCCAGCGGGCACGCCGAACTGCTCGCCACCTGCCTGAACGACATGACCATCACCGTCGACCAGGCACGCGAGAAGCTGCTGGCTGCCATTGGCGCCGATACCAAGCCGGCCGCCACCCCTGGCGCTGGCGCCCACATCCATGCCGGCAACGGCAACCTGGTGGGCGACTCGGTGCGCGCGAGCGTGCTGGCCCGCATCGGTCGCGGCGAGCGCCAGGCCGATAACGCCTACAACGGCATGACGCTCCGCGAACTGGCCCGTGCCTCGCTGGTCGATCGCGGGATCGGCGTGGCCTCGCTCAACGCCCCGCAAATGGTCGGCTTGGCCTTCACCCACACTTCCAGCGACTTCGGCCTGATCCTTCTGGACGTCGCCAACAAGTCGGTGCTGGCGGGCTGGGAAGAGGCCGAAGAAACCTTCCCGCTGTGGACCAAGCCCGGCATTCTCACTGACTTCAAGCCGGCGCGCCGCGTCGGTCTGGGCGAGTTTTCCTCGCTGCGTCAGGTGCGTGAGGGCGCCGAGTACAAGTACGTCACCCTTGGCGAGCGCGGCGAGCAGATCATCCTGGCTACCTACGGAGAGCTGTTCAGCATCACCCGTCAGGCGATCATCAACGACGACCTGCAGATGCTCTCGGATATCCCGTTCAAGCTGGGCCAGGCGGCCAAGGCCACCATCGGCGACCTGGTCTATGCGGTTCTGACCGGTAACCCGGCGATGAGCGATGGCAAGGCCCTGTTCCATGCCGACCACAGCAACCTGCTCACTGGCGCGGCTTCGGCGCTTTCCATCGACAGCCTGAGCAAGGCCAAGACCCAGATGGCCACCCAGAAAGCCCAGGTAGAGAAGGGCAAGGGGCGCACCCTCAACATCCGTCCGGGCTTCGTTCTGACTCCGGTGGCACTCGAGGACAAGGCCAACCAGATCATCAACTCCGAGTCCGTGCCGGGCGCCGACGTCAATAGCGGCATCGTTAACCCGATTCGCGCATTCGCGCAGGTGATCGGCGAGCCGCGCCTGGACGATGCCTCGGCGACCGCCTGGTACATGGCTGCCAAGAAAGGCTCTGACACCATCGAAGTGGCCTACCTGGACGGCGTCGATACCCCGTACCTGGAGCAACAGGAAGGCTTCACTGTCGACGGCGTGGCCAGCAAGGTGCGCATCGACGCTGGCGTGGCGCCGCTGGACTTCCGCGGGCTGCAGAAATCCAACGGTGCCTGATCGGCGCCAACTCCCGAGCCCCGCACCTAGCGGGGCTTTCTGTTTCTGCCATTAGGAGAATCAACCATGGCGAAGAACTATGTGGAGGACGGCAACGTCCTGACTCTCATTGCGCCCGCTGGCGGCGTTCAGTCCGGCGTACCTGCGGTGATCGGAGACCTGGTGGTGGTGCCGCTGGTAGATGCCGCCGCGGGCGAGCCGTTCGCCGGAAAAACTGGCGGCGTCTGGAGCCTGCCTGCTGCCGCAGGCCTGACCCAGGGTGCCAAGTGCAGCGTGCTCGATGGGGAGCTGGTTGCTGCTGCCACTGCCGACTCGGTGGCGTTCGGCAAGATCACCGAGCCCACCGTTGACGGCTTCGCGTCGGCGATGCTGATCCAACAATGAGCGCGCCGGGCCGTTTTGGCCGGCTGATCCAACGGCTCCACGAGCGTGGGCAAGAGCGGTTATCTGATGCCGTGGGCGAGTTCCGCGGCATCGGTCGCCCCCCGATCAAGGGGATACCTCTGCAGGTCGATCGAAACCTCAGTTACGACGGGCCTGATGGGGTTTTCATCACGGACAAGGTTGGGATCAGTTGGCTGGCGAAAGATGTTCCCACGGCATCGCGTGGCGACCTCTTCGTTATCGGGTCGTCGCGCTATCTCGTCGAAAAGCTCATTGCGAACGACGGTTGGTTGCTGACGGCAGCAACGATCGAGGAGGAAGCATGAAGCCGAACGTGCTCACGATCGGCCGCTTGGCCTTGCTGGCGCGCCTGCAAACCATCACGCCAAACCAGGGATACCGGACGGACGCGGGCACTCGCGTGCTCTCTGGGTGGTTTAACGAGCTGGTCAAGGAGCGGCATGAGGGCTTTCCGCTGATTGTCGTCCAGCCGGGCAAGGAGCAGCCGCCGGAGCATCTTGATGCCGCCGTTCGCTTCCATCGTGGCTTCGACGTGGTAGGTGCGGTGCAAGGTGGGTATGACCACTATGAGGAGGCTCTGGAGGACCTACAGCTAGACCTTCTGGCGTGTCTGATGCCTGCCCCCAAGGGTCAGTTCCTGCGCTGGCTGCCCCGAGAGCGCGGCATTACCGGGGTGACGTTGGGGGCGCCTGAGCCGTACCCGCCGGGCGATGGAGTGGCCGCTGCCGTGATTCGAATCCCTGTGTATCTGAAAACCATCATCGAGGCGTAACCCATGAAGAGCGATCCCCAGGTGCCGGCCGCGGTCGACGCCGCGCCGCCGGCTGCGCTGAACAAGGCCGTCGAGGTCACCCTGGCCAAGGTGCATTGGCACCAGGGCAAGGAGAAGGCGGCCGGCGAAAAGATCAACGTCAGCCCTGACCAGGTTGAATTCCTGCGCCGCGAAGGCGTGATCAAGAAGGAGGCCTGATATGGCTATCGAGAAAGAGACGTACGTGATCGGCGGACCCTTCAAGATCCGCGAGTCCGGCGCTACCACCCCCTTCCAGTTCGCTGGCCTGGTGTCCACTATCCAACAGACCATCGAGACCAACGAGATCACTCTGCCGGATACCACCACCCCGCAGGGCGGTGAGTACGATGCCGTTTCGCGCATCACTTCGGTCGGTTTGTCGATCAACTTCCGCGAGCTCAAGACCAGCATCCTGGCTGCCTTGGTGTGGGGTGACGCCACCAACGTTCCTTCTGCCACCCACACCGACGAAGCGCACACCGCCGTTCCAGGAGGCACGATCGCGCTCGACTTCATGCCGCTGGAGATCACCAGCGTGAAGAGTGATGACGGCACCACGACCTACGAAGAGTTCGACGACTGGAACATGACCGGCGCCGGTATCGAAATCGTTGAAGGGGGTGCGATCTCTGCGGCCACGCCGATCAAGGTGACTTACAAGTCCGCCACCGTTGATGTGATCGAAGCGCTGACCAACAGCGGCAAGACGTTCGAATGCCTCTTCGAGGGTGAGAACGCAGCCGGTACCCAGCGCCGTATCCAGGCGCGCTATTTCCGATGCCGCCTGAACCCGTCGAGCCAACAGGACTGGCTCAATACCGAAGACTTCCTCGCTGCCGAGGCCACTGCCAAGGTTCTGATGGACCCGACCAAGGTCGGCGCTGGAAAGTCGAAGTACTTCAACATCAAGAAGGAACTGGCGACGGTGTGACGCCGTTCATGCCCGGCAGGGACGCCGGATGTTGGTTCGCCCGCGTGGTGCTACAGTGGCGGCATTTAGGGAGGGGTTGAAATGTACTCTAGGTCGCGCGGATTTTCCCTTATCGAGTTGATGGTTGTGGTCGTACTCTTGGCCGTTTTGGCATTCATGGCCGTTCCGAGCTTTAAGGCTATGCAGGAGGGGAACAACCATCTAGCCGGCAAAGAAGTTTTTCTCCAGCACCTGGAATTTGCCAGGTCCTATGCGCTGTCAAAAAAGACAACTGTCGAAGTCTGTGCAGAAAGTGGAGGGTGGACTGACGGATATATCGTCCGCACTGATTCTGGTAAGACTGTTTTGCTTAAGGAAAATAAGTATAAAAACATCCATCCAGTTGGAGCGTGGAAAGGCTCTATGGAGTCTGGGTGTGTGCGATTCGTATCCAATGGGAGCGCACCCGCGGTGCCTGCCCCGGCGGGGGAGTATTACGACTCTGGTTTCTTCGGTGGTGAAGAGCTGGACAAGGCTGCTTGGCGGGTGACGTTCAAGCCGTCTGGCTGGAACTGCACTGAGAAAGATCCTAAAGACCCTAAGTGCGCCAAGAAACCAACCTGATCGCCGGCTTGTGTTCTTGGTAATGGCCTGTTGATGCTAAAGTGTGAAGCGGTTCCAATGGAGAGTCGCTTATGACACGGATTTTTCCCGTTCTCGCCTTGATTCTTGCGGTCAGTTCTGCCAGTGGGGCGACGGTCTTTAAGTGCGTCGGCCCTGACGGAAAAGTCACTTTTACCCAGCAGAATTGCCCTGACAACCAATCGCTGAACGATGTGGTTTCTGCCACCAACCAGCGCCCAAGCGGGTCAGGTGCCTCGGCTGTCATGGCCAAGCCCAAGCAGCCATCAGGTCGTACCTATAGAGGTAGTCACCAGGTCGGCAGTGGAGTGATCGTCGTCGGTGGTTCGTCGCCAAGCCCTACGTGTTCCACAGGACTCTCTGAGCGTGACCTTCGCAAGGCCAAGGTCCAGGGCAAGGTCGTTCCTGGAATGTCCAGGGAGGACGTGGAAAGCATCTACGGGAAGGTGAACCGCAACGGCAGTACCGCCGGCGCGGGTGCTGTCACCTACTGGAATGACAAGTATGTTGACCAGACGACCGTTTCGTTTGATCGTAACGGATGCGTCCAGGGTTCATACCAATCGGGCCACAAGAACTAGCCGATATAACGCTTTTTAAACAGCCCCGCCATTCGGCGGGGTTTGTGCTTTCTGGAGGGTTGAAATGTCCAGCTTTACTGCAAGTAGAGTTGTAGATATTGATGGCGTTGAGTTGACCGTGCGGGAACTTAGCGTTGCGGATGTTCGAAAGCTAATGCAAGAGGTCAGCGATCAAGACCTCGTCAACAATGTCCTCTTCGAAGATATCAGGCTTTCCGATCTGTGCCTGATGACGTCGGTTACGAAGAGCCAAATTAACGATCTCCGGCCTAGCCAACTCGCCAAGTTGCGGGATGCATGTAAAGAGGTGAACCCGCATTTTTTCGGAATGCTGGGCCGTCTCTCGAAACTCCACGACAAGCCATAAGGAGTTTGGAGCGCGCCATTTGCGTTCTGGTGAGGCTTGGCCATCACCACGTCCTTGAATATCCCTGGTCACTGTTCTTGACCGCGCTGAAGGCTGAATGAAATGGCTGACGTAAAGATCCGGCTGACCGCTGACCTCGATGATGCGCTGCGCGAGGTGTCAGGCTTCCGCAAGGAATATGCCGAACTGGTCAGGCAGGTCGCGCAACCTCTCAAGCGTTTAAACGATTTCACTGCTCTCGAAAGCACCCTCGAGGACACGCAACGCCAGGCGCGTTCGGCGCGCGAGCAGATCCGTACGCTCGGCAACGAGCTGGCATCGACGATCAGGCCGAGTCGCGAATTGCAGCAGGCTTACCGGGACTCCATTTCGGACCTGCGAAGCCTGGAGCGGGCAGAGACCGTCCAGGTAGCCAAGCTCGGAGCGATGCGCCGGGAGTTGAAGCAGGCCGGGCTGGATACGAGGAGCCTGACATCCGAACGGCAGCGGCTCCAGCGGGAGCTGGATCGAAACCTCCAGGCGGGCCGGAATGACGCGGCCACCACCAGCCTCCGGCAACAGGCCGCAGCGATCAAGCAGAGCGCGATAGAGCAGCGCCGCTTCAACTTGGAGCAAGCGCGTAGCACCCTGGGAGTCGCCAGGGTGCGCGAACTGCAGGCTGCTATCGGGCAGTTGAACCAGCAATATCGCTTGCTTCGGTCGAGCGGAACGCTGTCCACAAGGGAACTTGCCGTTGCGCAGCGGGCGCTCAAAAAGCAGATCGCGGAGACCAAGAGCGAACTCAACTCGCTTGGTGCCGGCTCGCGGCTGTCGAGCATCGGCTCTCTACGCGGGAGCGGTCCAGCGCTGGCGGTTGCGGGTCTCGCAGCCGCAGTAGGTGCTGCAACGGCGAAGCTAGCGAACGGCGCCGATACTGTTGGCCGGCTCGATTCCCGGCTTCGCCTGGCGACCCGCTCGCAGGAAGAGTTCAACACTGCGCAGATCGAACTCGACCGTATCGCGGATGATGTTCAGGGCGACGTCGGCGACCTCATCGGCCTTTATTCGAGGTTGCAGCGCCCGCTTCGGGATGCGGGCATGGATCAGCGCGCCGCCCTCGAAACCGTAGAGGCGGTATCCCTTGGCCTGAAAATCGGTGGAGCCTCTGCCGAGGAGTCGGCGTCGGTCATTACCCAGTTCTCCCAGGCTATTGCCAGTGGCGTCCTGCGGGGCGAAGAGTTCAATACCGTTCTGGAGTCCTCGGATCGAATTGCTGGCGCTCTGGCGGACTCCTTCGGGGTGACTGTTGGCCGGCTTCGTGAGATGGCTGCCGCCGGTGAGTTGACCTCGGAGCAGATCGTTATCGCGCTGAGGAAGGAACTTCCGAAGCTCCGCGAGGAGATGGCTTCGTTTGCGCCGGAGATCGGCGCGGGGTTGAACCGGATCTTTTCCGAAACCCAGAAATATTGGGGGCGCAGAGCGAAGGAAACAGGCATCGTCGACTGGGTTGCGAACCAGTTGAACGATGTTGCCAAGGGGATCAACACGGCGAATACGCTGGTGAAAAAGGGCGAGGGCAGCCTCACGGCCACCCTCGCCGCCGAGAAGGCGCGTCAAGAGCAGATCGTGAAGCGCCAGAACGATGCCCTGAAGCGGGCTCGGGATCAGAACGTCGCTGATCTCCAGTCTGAGGTTGTTCGGACCAAGGCCCTACTTGAGCAGTCCACCAAGAACCTCAACGACGCGCTTTCGCGCCAGGCAGATGTCCGCAAGGAGTTTGCCGACCTGGTGAAGGGCATCCAGGCGACGCCCACCTCCGGAACGCAGACCTTCGGTGATGCCACTGCGGCCCAGGCCTCGGCTCGCAACGCGCTGACCGCCGGCAACAACCAAAAGGCGATCGAGGAGGCGCGCCGCGCGCTGCAGATCCTTCAGCAACTGAAGGACGCTGGCGCGAACAGCTATGGCTTCGAAGGCGTGGCCAAAGAGGTGGAGCGCATCGCCAACAAGGCCGCAGAGGTCGAGGCTGGTAATGCCAAGGCTGCGGATGACGTCAACCGCCTGAACCTGGCCGACCTCGAGGAGCGCATCAAGGCTGTGCAAAACGTCGAGGTGTCGTTCGGAATGGACTTCGAAAGCGCGGAGACCTTGAAGCAACAGGTCGCCGACATCGCCGCCGGACTGGCTGAGCAGCTCGTGATACCTATCACGCTGGTTCCGCCTCCGGAGATGGGCTTGCCTGGCGTGCCCAGCATCACCCCCAAGATACCCGGGTTTGCCACTGGTACGCAGAGCGCTCCCCCTGGTATGGCGTGGGTTGGGGAGCGTGGGCCGGAGTTGATGATGATGCGCGGAGGAGAGCGCATCTTCAACGCGGTGCAGTCGCTGCAGATGTCGCAGAGGTATCAACGAACTCTCCCCGAGATACCCGAGATTCCGACTGCGGCGCTTCAGCAGGCGAATCCGCCGGCAGCCATGCAAAACCTGGGATCGCTGACCCTCAACCTGGGTGGAGACGATGCCGGTTTCACCGTTTTCGGGACACACGACACGCTCCGAGATATACGCAAGGCCGCTTCGAAGTTCGGGCGGACGCGCCCAAAATGACCAAGCCCGCCTCGCGCGGGCTTTTTTTATGGAGTTGGGAATGATCATTCCGAACGTGATGCTTGGGGGCGTACCGATCGTGATACACGGCGGCGCCCCGCAGTGTCAGTACCAGGCTGTAGATGGCGGCGTCGAGCGATTGAGGCTCAGCGGAGGTGCGGCAGTACAGATGACGCACTGGCGCAAGACGGCAATCACCATCAGCGGTTCAGGATGGATCGGCACGGGGATGCTTGGACTCGACTTCGACAACCCGTTGGAGCTGCGATGCAATGCGTCGCTTGGCATTTCCGGCCGTACTGCCGCCGACCGAGTATTCACAATCCCTGGAGAGGTTCGCCCCGATGCCAGTCCGTGGGGGCTGGCGCTGGTCGGCCGTGAGTGGGTCAGAACGGACGTGTCGTCCGCCGGCCAGGTGGTAACCGTGTCGGAGATCCCAGGCGCGCAACTCTACCGCGTCGAGTGGTGGCCGCTGTTCCACGTCTTCGCGTCGGTCCCTCCTGAAGCGCTTGATTCTTCGAACAACAGCCGGACCTGGCAAATTGTCGCTGAGGAAATCTGATGCTCAACGGTGGACCGCTCAATAGCGCTGAGCTGAACTCGGCCGCTCAATCCGTTGTGCCTGGTCCTGAGCCGATCATTCCAGGCTACGCTTTCACCTGGCGAGCAATCGTGCGTGTTGGCGATGACGACGTTACACCGCTCCTGACCGGGGAGATCGAGGTCGATCGTGAAGAGGGGGCGGCTGGCGTCGCTTCCTTTTCGATCTATCTCGGCGACGGCCCTGTTGTCCCTACGGACTGGATTGGTCGAACCGTAACCATCGACTACGCAACGGAGACCGCCGGCGAGCTGAGTCAGGGCCGGCGGTTTACGGGAAGGGTTACGCAGCCAGCCTGGAATCCTGTTCGGCGCGTCCTGGACGTCAGTTGCACTGACCAGTTGCAGCAGCGTGTAGAGGCCATGGAGATTGCGGCCGTTGACGCCTTGGTCGGCGGCGCCTGGTCCGCCGATGTGTTCGAGCCGGTCGATGGACGCTCGCGGTGGGACTACGCCCAGGAGCGTTTGACCAGCGTTACCGGGAGCTTGGACTGTTCGCCATACGGCGCTCTCCGCGTCACGTCATGGCTTTCGGTGGCTCCTGCCTTCGAGTTCGGCCAAGGCTCTACGGTATACGGGTCGCTTGCGGTCGAGTTGGCCGACCTGAGTTCGCAGACGAACAGGATCGAGATCGAGTGCGACTACCGATTCAGCCGGCTCTGGCAGTTGAACGCATCGTATGGATGGCAGCACCCCGGGACGGGTAACGCTGTTGGCGAGGCGGGGTTCTGTAATTGGCGCGGCGACGACACCGAGCTACCGGATGTCGAGATGATCACCTCAGCGACCGAAAGCAGCGGCCAGACGTTGTTCTATGCGACCTGGTATCCACTTCCGCCCACGGGCGTCTACTGCAATCCGCCGGCGGCATGGAGAAATGACTTCACCGAGCTGCTGCTCGGCGGAAATTGGATAGCTGGCCGGCGCTGGGTGCAGTCCGTCACAGAGCGCTACCGGCTGGTCATGGAAGTTCAGCCGAGCGTTGCGGCGACCGGTCCGATTGTCGGTCGGCAGCGCGCCTCGTTCGAGATCGAGTCGGACAAGGCCGAGCGCTGGGAAAGCGACCCGATCACCGGCGGCAGCACCGGCCACGACGACGAGAAGGATGGAAGCCGGCGTTTGTCCGCGCTGAACTGCTTGTTGGCCCAGGGCGCCACGACGCTCATTGCTGCGCATCGCGGCACGACCGTGACCTGGGATGTGCCGACGTCCATGGTCCTGCCGATCGATCTTGTACATACGCTCCGCCTCGATGATCAGGGCGCGCGTGCGGTGGGCAAGTGTCGACGCATTGTCGACCGGCTCGACCTCGCATCCGGAAGCGCGCTGACCACGATCTCTATCGCTGTGATGCGAGGCGGCGGTGGCGCAGCAGACCCCCTTGTTCCTCCTGCTGGCTCGTCCGGTCCCGTCAGCCCACCGTCGGGCGGGGGACAGCTCTCGACGCAGCTTGGAGGCCGCAACGGCAGCCCCCCTTATGACGATGATGCGGACGGATTCTCCGGGAACTGGAGCAACCGCGATCCTGGCGCCGAGTTGTTCCCGCGGCGCTTTTCGTTGACCGCAAACGACATTCCGGAGACCTACCGGGACGAGCATGCGCCGGAGATCGCGGCCACCTACCGGGTATCTGTACCTGATGACGTACTGGAGATGTAGCGATGGCGAGAGCCTGGATCAACAACTGGAAGACGACGCTGAGCGCCGGCTTGGCGCCTGGCGCCACTAGCCTGACGGTTCCGGATGCCGCCGCCGCGTTACTGCCTCTCTCCGGCGGTAGCTGGGTTCTGTTGACGCTGGCGGATGCCGCTGGCGCGCAGCATGAAATCGTGAAGGCAACCGTCCGCGCGGGCGGTGTGCTGACGATTGAGCGCCGACAGGAAGGAACAACTGATGGCACCTGGCCGGCGGGAACGGCGATCTATGCAGCCGTCACGGCCGGCGATCTCATGGCACTGCAAGCGCGAATCGCGGCCCTTGAGGGCGGCACTCCCGACGGAGCCCTGGTCGATGCGAGCGGTTCGGCCCTCGTCGATGGCGCCGGAAACAACCTGATCATGGAGAACATTTGATGGCAACTGTTACGCACGTCCTGTCCGGTGCTGGCGCTCCACCCTCGGCCCCGCCCAGCGTGGGCGCTCATTACGTAAACACGACAAACGGTGACCAATACCTTGCCAAGGGCACGGCCTCTGCGGCGGATTGGGTGAAGCAGGGCGGCGGCGGTGGAAGCGCTCCCTCCGAAGTACTGCACATAACTGGCGCGGGCAGTTTCTCGCTTGGGCCGCAGCACGCAGTTGTCGAGGCGCCTCTGAATAACATTCCTGAGAACGAGATCGGGGCTGTCGATATCGACACAGCCTCTTCTCGGCAATTTGATTTGCACGTCAAGGGGAACGCAGATTCAGTGTTTTTTGTCGGGACCGCGGGTGGCGTCGACTTGCCGGGTGGGACGTTCATCGTCGGGATGCAGAGGAATTGGGCTTCAACCCGCGAGTATGGATTCCAGATCCGAGGCATAGACCTAGCTGGTGAGGCCTGGGCGCGGGTGTATTACGACGCCGGCGCCGGAACTATGACCATGCTTGTGCTCGCTGACGTGCCAGCGCCGGCATAAGGAGGTGGATCATGGCTCTATCAGATGAGCGCCGCGGCATCGGCGCAAGGAACGAAGCGATCCGCCGCGCCGGCGGCCAGCGGGTCGAAGCGGAGCGACGCGGTGACCAGGGCTTGACGGCGGCGCTCAACCGGCTGATCGAGCCGGAGCGTCAGGCGCGCGCACTGCGCAAGATCGATCCGCGCGGCGCCCTGGATGCAAAGCGCGGGCGGGCGGACTACAACCCCGCCGGAAAGCAGCTCGGTGGGGGTGGCGGTATTGCGAGCCCCCTGATCGAAGAAGATGCCGCCCAGCGCGAATACTACGAACTGCAGACAATCCCCACCAGCGATGGCCTGGCCTGGCTCCGGTATCGCAGCGTGAAGAAGATCGTCATGACCGACGCGTCAGGCGCAGAAGTTGTGATGGAGTACGCGAACGATGTTTCCCAATAGCCCGCTCGATGAAGCTCCGCAGGTATGGGGGTGGCCATGGCACGGCCTAATACGACAGCCAATCAACGCCGTTGATTCGACATTGACGTTACCAAGCGGGCGAACGATGAAGATGCCGGCGGTCAGGACAGCAAATGATACTGCGCTCTGGAGTGTAGGTATGCCTGTCCCGAACGTCGAAACCGATGACCCTGACGAGCGCTGGCTCAACCGAGCGATCATGCGCGGAACCGGACTAGCCGAGGCATACGGAGGGGTATCACTCCAGCCGGCATTCATCCGTGGGTACACCGTCCGTTGCGGCGTTGAGGTTACGTTCAATTCATTTCTCGGAACAGCCTCCGCAATCTGCTCTATTCGGGATGGTGTAACAGGATTCGTTGGGCAGATTACAAGCAACACCATTGCGCCTTCTGCGCTGGGTATCCCCGTCCAGCCAGCAGGTATGTCTTTTCAAGTCCTAGATGTAAATCACGACGGAACGCGCCGAGTGTTCCGCGTCGACTATCAAGAAACTGTTGACGGAACGGTGATTGCCGGCGGCATGGTGGAGGTGCGCATTAGCCCAAGCGGAGCGTCCGGATTTCAAGCTGAGTTGGTTGTCGTGGCTACGTGGAGTCAGGTCCAGTTTACAACGTTGTCCAGCAGTAAGCCGGACGTTGACCCGGATACTCATACGCGGTTCTGGTGGGACAGTGCGAGCGGCTCTTACGTTTCGGGAACAAGCGATCCCCCTGGCATTCCTGTGGATACAAGGGTGCTTCAGGGGGCATGGACGGCGACTCTGCGGGCAGAGTCGATTGCTGCCGCTTGGTACGGAGTTTCAGGAGATCTTGAGTTCGTACATATCGAGGTATCTGTCTCTCATTCTCTCCAGCGCGCAGCAAGTGCGGCAGGCGATCATGTTGCATTCAATCAAACGGACGATTGGGTGGTTGACTACAGATTGCGATCTGCGTCAGGAGAGGTGTTGGAGACGCTGCGAAATAAAGTCGAAATATCGGGGCCAATATACAATGACGGTGGCCCTGGGACCGCAAACATAACCGATAGCATCAGCGGGCAAACAGTCGCAACTGGTACCCGGCCGATAACTCTGCAAGATCAAAATATCTATACGCCAGACGTGGGAGATACCTACGCGAGAGGGTTGAATTGGGGCTCTCGCTACCATGTGTTTCCAATCGCGGCCGACGGATATCTTTCGTCGTTTGCTGCCCAATACGCATGGCCAGTCCAGCGATACTCCAACAAGATGTTGGGCATCATAGCGGTTCGAAATAGCGCTATCGGAACTCCAGATGAGCGCTATCGGCTTGCCGGAGTTGCATTCACCCCGCATGGCGTACACGGAACCCGTCAGGTTGACGTAGATGTTGGTGCGTATTCAGGCATCCAGTTCGAGGCTTGGAGTAAGGGCGCATATAACCCAATCACCGGCGACGCTATACGCAACGACCCGAACGCCTTCTATTCCTACGTTTGATTCCTTCCAAAGGAGAAGCCGCATGACGCCGGCCTGTGTACCCCTGCGCATTGAAAAAGGGGCGACGTTCCGCGACACGATGCGGATCATGCAACCGAGCCTTGTCTACCGGCCGATCACCCAGATCGCGCCGGCTGCTCCCGTCCGGCTGACCATCCCTGGGCACGGATTGCCTGGCACGTGGCTGGCCTGGATCGATGGTGTCCAGGGCATGCCCGAACTGAACCGCGCTCGACTTCGGCAATTGCCCCACCGGGTCGCGTCCATCGACGACAACACCGTCGAGATCAACCTGCTTTCAGCCGTTGGGCTGGCGCCTGTGGGCGGGCAATTGATCTACCAGCCACCCGTTGACCTGGCTGGCGCCGAGGTACGGATGCAGATCCGCGACGCGCCAGGCGGGACTGTGCTGATGACGCTGGCGCTCGGCTCCGGCCTTGAGATCGCTGGCGCCGGAACGATCTCGCGCGAGATATCGGCATCGGCTACCGCGGCGCTGGAATGGTCGGCGGCGGTCTACGACGTGGACGTGACATACCCGGATGGAACGGTCCATCGCTACTACAGCGGTCCGATCACTGTGAGCCGTGGGGGAGGGTGCGATGGATGACACCGCCGAGCCCTGGGCGCTGGCGATCGAGGTTGATTGCGAGCCGCTTGTGCTCAGCGAGATGCAGGAATACGCGGTCACCGTGACGCCGCCGGCCGATGTGCTTGTGGTTGTTGCGGGTGACCAAGGGCCTCCCGGGAGGGATGGCGTAGACGGTGCCCAATGGGGCGCGACTGATTGGTGATGACATGGCCCAGATTCGATTTTTCAAAGTGGCGACCCTGCCGGGTACGCTGGAACCCGATTCGTTCTACTTCGTCGAGAACGGCAGCTACTCGGAGTCCTACCTGACGAACAGCGCCGGAGTGGCGCGCTCGATCGGTAACAGCGCGATGATCAACGCGCTGATCAACGAGGCGCTGTCCAGCCTACCCGGAACCGGCGCGCCGATCCTGTTCGTTGCGGATATCGCCGCGCGCGACGCTCTGGAGCCGGAGTCGGCGATATTCGTTCTGGTTCAAGACGCTTCCGCCGACTCGACAGTCGAATCCGGCGCTGCGTTGTACGCATGGAACCCTGCGACCAGCGCCTGGCTGAAGGTGGCCGAGTATGAGTCGATGGACGTCGAGCTCAACTGGGACGCGATCAACGGGCGCCCGACGTCGACGCCAGCGCAGATCGACACCGCCGTTTCTCAGGCGCACACGCACGCGAACAAGTCGACGCTCGACAAGTTCAGCGAAGACGGCGGCCTGGTGCGCTTCAACGGCCAGCCGATCCCGGCCGAGTGGAATGGGACGGCCTGGTAATGGCCGTCCTCCAGACCCACAAGGTCGTGGCGCAACTCCCCGCGTCCCTGGAGCCGAACGCGATCTACTTCGTCCGGCGCAGCACCGGCTACGACCAGTTCGTCACCAATGGCGCGGGTGTGGTGGTGGCCTATCCGATGAACGTCCGCATCCCTGCGGCTGTGCCGGGCTATCTCGCCGACGGCTCCATGCTTCGGCTCACGATGAACCCTGACGGCCAACTGCCGGCGTACACCGCCGGCGGCGCAACTCTCAACCTGCAGGTGCTTTTCAATGGCTGA